TTTGAAAATATCCTTATCGTCATCAAAATCAAGGTAACTAAAAAAGTTTCTTATATTTCCTTTACACTTTTCTGAAGCTATTTTTGCACGTGGGTGATTCGGCATAAGTTTTTGTATAATTTCAGGTTTACGTTTTGGTATAAAAACCATCTTAAAATTTGGTAAAATGTGTACATTTTTGGACGTGACAATTAATGGTTTTTGAGTAATGTGACCTCCGTTACAGACGGTTTCTATTATACTTTTATACACATTATCAGATTCATAATCGTCTATATACGTATACCTGTTAGAATTTTTAATAGCACTTAAATAGATTTCTTTTTTCTGTAAAATTTCATCGTATATTTCTATACTATTCGTTTCATCAAGAATTGCATTCAGAATAAAACTTTTTCCCACGCCAGAAGCACCACATAAAAATACATTGGTACCATTTTCCAATAGTCTTTTGATTTCGAGTATTTCTTGATTATGGAGCGAAATACCATCAACCTTTTTTTGTTTATGTATTGTAACGAAGGCATCCATGTCTAATAAAATTGAAGAAAGTGACCTTGCTACACAGGCTTTAGATATTATTATGGAAAATAATACACTTCAAACACGTGTTTTAGAACCTTTAAAAAGGAAACTATTTCCTTATTTGATGTGCATTACAGTCTTTAACTTTACACTATTCATCATGGTGGCGTATCTTGTGAATCGTCTTTCGGTGATTCTGTAACAACTTCCATGAGTTCTGTGCGTCTACGTAATTCTTTCATAAGATCACCTTTAAGACTTACGAGACCCCTATCTTTTAAATCCGATATTTCGTTTTTACGCTCCTCTATTTTCTCTATATCGGCTTTAACCGTTTTTTTAGCTGTATTTACATTTCCTCGTATTTCATCGAGTTCGCGTTTAAGTTCGCGTTTAGCGGTACCACCAATTGCATCTTTAAGTTTGGTCATGACCGTGTTTTCAGCGATAGCTTTAAATGGTACAATAGGCTGTATATGCATGATTTCGGGTTTAAAGAATTGGTTATCGTCTGGAAATTCACGATCAAAATCCTCGATAGTTTGTTTTGGTACATTTGGTGATTGTTCGATAAGTCTATCGTATTCGTTACGACAGTTTTCGACCATGGTTGTTCCATCTTGTGTTCTTTCAGCGAGTGGTAAGGTTAGTTCGAGACGAATGGTTCTTGAAAGTTTACCATATTGTACCGAAGCGACACGATGACCTTCCATAAGTTCATTGATTTTAAGGAATTGCATGATTGTTGTTGCTATAGCTGTTATCAAGTTCAGGCCACCAATAGCCGAAGGTACATACGGTTGAACCGTTGGTGGAAACGTTTCTTGTGCAAAGTTTGCCGTACCTGTGACTGTACTTACAATAATAAGTGGTATGGTAAATTTCATACTCAATTTTTTATAAGAACAATAGGCTTGGTAATGCATGTAACGGTAACACGCAGCAGCTTCACCCCACGACTTTAAGATTTTCTCCTGTTGTGGATGCCATATCTTTGGAAGTTTCTTTTCTTTGTCCATACTAATAGATATGAACATTATATTCTTCATTCATTTAGTGTTTTTTATAACAATGCTCGTTATTCCATTTATGAAAAATAAACAAAACCTCGAATTTTATTCGTTACTTGTTCCTTTTATATTTTTTCATTGGTCTGTGAATGATGACACGTGTGCATTAACACAAATGGAAATGGTTATAACAGGTAATGATAAAGAAGAAACATTTTTTGGTAGAATCATGGGTCCTATATACAAAATGGATGACACAGAAGCAAATAATTTTTTAAAAGCGTTATTTTTTGGATTGTGGTTATTTGTTCAATATAGACTCGATCGTATTGATTTAGGACCATTACTTAATAAAAAATAATAGCTTATATAAATGAAAATTAAAAACAAAACACAACAAAAAATGGTCGCTGTCGTTTTTGTGATACTTGTTTCTATAATACTTTATCAATTGAGTAACCCAGTCGTTGTTAAAAAACAAGTTCCCGTCGGTGTCCCATTTGAAGTTCCGGTTCAAATACCTGTAGAAAGAGAGTATAGAAAACCACCTATCAAAGAATATAAACCTGGGTATGTACAACAAATGGGTGTTTTGGTAGGACCAGATGACGAAACACTACCTTTATTTGGTAAAGAAGTCAGGGGGAGACGAGATAGGTATCATTATTATACAGTTACACCAGGTGAACAAATGTATTCTTTACCTGTTAAACACGATACACGCGATTGTATGGACGATATAGGGTGCCAAGAACTTTATGGTAATGAAACCGTTTCGGTTTTAGGACAAACGGGTTCATTCCAGACTAAATTGTATAGAACGGATAACTTCTTTTAATTACTTTTTCTTTTCTGGTACGACGGCCTTGTATGCACATTTACCTATTGTAGACGCCTGTGAACTCATACAACAACATGAGATAACTAAAGTTGCTAATACCTGTGGACTTTTTACAAATTGTATAGCTGTTCGTGCTGGTTTATACACTAGAAAAAAACAGCATAAGCAACAGCACAATGTAGATGCTAAACTTGATGGTTTACATTGAAACGATGTCATTTATATTAAACAAATAAAATATATTGGGTAATATAAATGAAGATTGATATTTTAAAAAACGAGGCGAAACGTCTCGGACTTCGTGTGACTAAAAAGGTGAAGGGTAAACGTGTTCCCTTAAGTGAAAAGGAACTTAAGTTAAAAATAGAACGCAGACGACCACCTGCATTGGAAATACAGGTTCGCAATTCAAAAAAACTTTTACGAACGTGTAAATCATTATTAAGGACAATGGAACCAAGTGTTCCGAGAGCTCCCCGAGTTTCGGTAAAAAAAGTTGAACCAGCAGCTACGCGCGCACCTCCAATTCCTCCTGCACCCCCAGTTCCACCGCGGCCTGTAAAGCGTGACCCTCGCGCCAATTTAATGACAGCACTCAAAGCAAACCTCGAAAGGCGTGGTATTAGACGAAAATTAAACCAAACTTCTTAGTTATTATTTTTTTAGCACCCCCGAGTTCGGGGTGACTCCACAATAACCACCTCGACCAAAACCCAGCGGTATACAAACCTGACTTCGTCCAGTTTTCTTTATCACTTCGTGTAACATCAAGCATGTTTTTATGAACAAGTTTAGGATCAGTTTGTTTTTGAACCATATGTGGTACAAACCCACCGTGACGCGTGACATACATACGCATACGTAATGGATTTTTGTGTTTTGTATAATCGGAGTATCCTTTGGCTCCAAAATCAACAATTTTTCCATTATCAAATGTAACCCTGAACTTTTTATCTAATCGCGGACTTTTTCGTAATCGAACACGCATTATATAATTACTTAACATATTTATTTTGTAATCGTGCAAGTGTGTAATGATGATACAAATGTGCTGAACTAATAAATAATGAAATGTATATAGCTGGACTGTAACGCGCTTTTTTATTCAAAAGAAGTAAAACGAGGGATGCTATAACAAGTATAGTTGGTATAGTAAATAAACCAATTTGAACATTAGTTAGACCTAAAAATCTTTGATCTAATGTGTTTACCTTTTCAGTTTGTACTGGTGCGTAATATTCTTTTTTATTATAACCTGGCATTTATTATAAGTAAATAAAAAAATGTGGTTTTTGTTATTACCTTTTGTTTTTATATTTCAGGATTATATAAAAAATCCTATAGATAAACTTTATTTTCAAAAACCTTTGCGTCCGTTAGTGGGTATACGAAACTCGGTTATAGATTTATTTTTTCATAAACCACATTATTCCGTAGACGACTTTACCGGGCTTTGGCGTGTACAAAAACACTTTTATGATATAAATGATGAATACAACGCATTATATAAAAATACAAAAAAATATTATTTCCATGACCTCGATCCATGGTTTGAACGCAATGAAAATTATTATTATCATAAAATAAAAGATTTTCCAAAAACCCATGCATTTTTAAAATCGATTCAGTGTGTTGATAATGCAATGATTTCGGTTATGGAAGGACCAGTGACTATACCAGCACATCGCGCCGAAAGTAATTTACAATTGCGATATCATTTAACACTTGAAGGTACGAGTAATCTTGATACAGAATACGAATTTCATAAACACGAACCGGGTGAACATATACTTTTTGATCACGCGAGATATCACCGCGTTGATAAATTTGATGATAAAAAACGAGTTGTTTTAATAGTAGACATTAATAGATTTTAAAAAAATAATACTAGTATTAAGCATGATATTTAAAACCCTCGAAAAACTCGTGGTTTTGGAAGAAAATTATAACATCATGCGAAATGAATGTTTACATTTACCAAAAAAATTTATACAAAATAACCAAAGAGAACAAGGTGAATGGGTTGATTCTAATAATTTGTTAAAAGTCGTGAAAAAATATGAAACTGATCACGGGTGGTTGAAAAGTTGGCAGGATGATGGTAACACGTGGATAAGTTGGCCAATTATTTATAATGGTATTCCTATACCTAATAATTGTAAATATTGTCCAAAGACACTAGAATTACTATCCAATATAAAAGGTATACGTGTAGCTGCATTTAATAAATTATTACCTATGACATGTTTGGACATTCACACTGATGATAACACTGGGTTAACTTCAAATAGCGTCGCATACAATTTAGGTTTAGATGTACCAGAAGATTGTCATCTTTATTTGCGAGAAACTAAGATAGCTATAAAAAACGGTAAATCTATAACATTTGATTCAACATTTCCACACTATGCAGATAATAATTCGGAAAAAGATAGATATATTTTGTACATGGATGTTGGTATTACAGATGAAGAAATGGCTTTATTGTAAATGTTTCCTACACACCGCTTTATACATGTTATGATCACCAACAAGTTCAAGTTCATCATTTTGTACTATACGTTTTGTAAACGGTCCATGTGTTCCATCCATACAATCCATACACATCGCTGATATTTTGAAAACTTTATCTGCGAGAGGTACACAATCTACAAGTTCACCGAATTTTCTCTGTTTATAATCACCATCAAGTCCTGCGAGTAAAATAGTTTTACCCGAATCAAGAACTCGTTCTACAAATTTTTTAAGACCGGTAAAAAATTGAGCTTCATCCATTGCTATAACATCAACTTCTGAAAAATCGACTTCGTCGAGGTTGTTTGTTTTTATACAATCGAAACGAACATTATCATGGGTGCGTAAAACGTCTTCAGAGGCGCGTGTATCTTTTTTTGAATTTATAACAAGAATACGTTTACCTATAACTCTGTACCTTTTCAAACGCCGGATAAGTTCGGACGTTTTTCCTGAAAACATGTTACCCATGATAATTTTCAAACTCATTTCTAAATATACGTTAAATTATTTTAAATGGTTTTAAAGAAAACATTCGTAACATAATAAAACATGGAAACACTCAGAATTAAACGATTAACACTCGACGCAACTTTACCTACGCGTGCATCCCCTGGTTCAGTGGGATACGATTTGTATAGTATGGAAAACATGACAATTAATGCATGTGAACGTGGTATTGTGAGTACGGGTATTTGTGCAACGATTCCTACAGGTGTCTATGGTCGTATTGCCCCAAGATCTGGACTAAGTGTAAAACATGGTATTCAAACGGGTGCCGGTGTTATTGATCCAGATTACACGGGCGAATTAAAGGTTATATTGTTTAATCACGGGAGTGAATCCTTTGAAATTAAACAAGGTGATAGAATCGCACAATTAATTCTAGAAAGATGCGAAACACCTCTTATTGAAGAAGTTGACGAATTACAAGAAACGAAACGTGGTGAACGCGGCTTTGGATCTTCGGGTACTAATTAAACTATATATGTCGCGTAAAATAAGAGACCTCTATTACAAAACGCACTTTTATACGTGTTGTAATAGACGAACATTAACGTTTTCTGATACTAAAATGAGTTTTTTTTAAATCTCTCAAAACG